ATTGCTTGGTTTAACCACATGCTTGGATTCAATCGCAAGGTCGAGTAGACCAGACCAAGTACTAATGCCACCATCATAAGATACAGAAACAGGTATTTTAGATTTTTCTTTAACATATCGGGATTTTTCTACATTGATAATAAAATTGTAACCAATAACTTCGGTGCCTTCTTTTTCTTGTTGGCGACCAATGATGAAAATGTTATCGGCTGAATAGTAAGAACCGGTGCCACCACCAACAATATCTTTCGGATACAAACCGATTTCTTTGTATGTGTGATTGACAACAACCATGGGAATATCTTTGAGTGACAGATGCGGAGTAATCATTCGGAATAATGACTTGACCTGTTTAGCGCGAGACATATCAGCAACAGACTTTCCGTCCAAAGCATCATCAACTTCTTTCTTTGATGCCAAATTACCAATTGAATCGATTACGATAATCAAATGTTCACCGCGTTCTAGTTGTGTTAGTTGCTGCATTACATCAAACTTTAACTGTTCAATGTCTGTCAACGGTGTGTGTAGAACTCTATTAGTGTCAATACCAAAAGAATCAAAGTAACTCTGTGGTGTACCAAATTCAGAATCATAGAATAACAATGCTGCATCTGGATATTTGTCCAGATAAGATTTTGCCATCAACAATGAGAATGCAGTCTTAAAGTGTTTGGATGGACCGGCCCACATTGTAAGACCTGGAGTTAATCCGCCATCCAATTTACCAGAGAGTGCCACATTGATAATTGGCACAGCTGTTGAAATCATGTCTTTTGCATTAAAGAACTTTGATTTAGCCAATATAGCAGAATCTTTGATGCTGCTGTTCTTTTTAATTTTATCAAGAATACTCATTTTTTACCTTTTCATGAACATATATAAATCACTACAATTATACTTAGGTTCTTTTTTTTATCAACCAAAGAAATCATCCAGTGAACTTGTTTTTTCTGCCGACCAATTCATACTTCTCAAAATCACACTGATTGGTTCCAGAAATGCCTTATCGAATTGTAAATCATAATCAATGTAGTTGTCAAGCCCAAACTCTTTTGGTATACGAGATGGGAAAGAAATCACATCTTCTTTGAAATGATTTGGTACTTTTAGATAGGTGAACTTTAACTTCTCGCCTTCTTGGATAAGTTGATACTTTTTAGTCAAACCTAGTAGTGTCAGATTGTGATTGTATAAAATAGCGCCGCGCACATGGATTGGTGTACCTTTTTTATACAACATTACCGGATCAGAATATGTGCGTAAACCATTTAGACCCCGAGGAAAAGAGATTTCTTCTGGCGGCAACTTCTTAAACTCTTGCCTGAAATCTGCAATAAACTTCTGAACATCATCTTCAGTGCCATTCATCATCAACTTAATAGCCAAACGCATTTTCTCACGGATAGCCGATGGTGTGGAAGATTTAATCATTTCCAATCCCATCACCTTCATGTGTGGTTCTGAGTATTGTACGCCTTCATTGTTGTACACATTTAAGATATATCTTTTCTTGGCAGTCCAGACACCTTTATCGGATAGACCTTCGCGTTTCATCTGCATCTTCTGTTGATAAGCGTGTACATATATCGCAAGTTCTTCATATGACTTGTCAATAAATGGTTGCAGTTTTTCTTCACATACTCTGTCCATGAAACTGATAACTTTTTGTCCAGGCATCTTAACAACACCATCGACACCATAAACCTTGTTAACCAACTCGCCGAGTCTTAGATAGATTGAGTCTGTGTCGGATGCAATAACATAATCCACATCTTCTGTCTGCACAATCTTATTCATGTACTGGTTAATCTTCGCCTCAATCCAACGAATACTTAATTGGCCAGCAGTGGTGACACCCAAGGCCATACGCAAATCATAAAACCGGAAATACTGAGAGCCCAAAGCACCGTAAGCACTATTAAGTGATACCTTTTTAGCCAACTGTAGGTTGTTGTATCTGGCAATAAGTTTCTCAATTTCATATTTTTTAGAATCATCTTTTTCATCTTCATACTCTTGTTGGGATTTCAACATCAGGTTTTTGAATTTTTTACGATCCTGATACATCTCTTCCATCATTTCTGGTAAGAAACCTTGCTTGTCGGTTCGAAAGAATTGGCCGTTGGGTGTTATTGTGGCATTTTCCAAACTTGAAATGTCAATTTGTCTTTTCAAGAGTTTATCTACAGAAACACCTTGAGAAAGAATGTCACGCATCTCTTGAGTGTAATTTTGAGGATCAATAATTGTTTCTGGTGAAATGTTATATTGCATCATCAAATGTGGATACAAACTATTCAAGTCGAATGATGCAACCCAATTGTGTAATCCTACCTGCACCTCTTTAACATAAGCACCTTCAAACGCAGAGTCTTTATCCTGTGTCTCGCGTGGAGGCACAATAATGTCTTTGTTCAACAGATAGGAATATGTCATCGAATCCCACATACGAGTTTGTGCAAACACATCTTCGTAGTTACACTTAGTATCATATGCAAGAGTTAAAGCCAGTTCAACCAACTTCAACTTATCTTCCATCTTTTGTACTAGTCGAACGTCTTTAATATTATATTCAATAAACTTTTGGTGATTCAAACGATATAGTGCATGAAGGTTGTCATACTCATCATAAGAAATCTTACCTTCACCAAGTTCAACCTGAGCAATATTATCCAAACGATAGGACTCTTGTGACTTACCACCAGGTGCATACCATTTGTACAATTCAATATAGTCGAGAGATTCTACACCAACAAAACTGTAAGCGATTAACATTCGGCCATTAATATTTGTTTTGCGTTCGGAAATATAATTCCACGGAGACAACTTCTTAGTTTCATCTTCACCAAGAATTTTGCGAAACCTGTTTACAATGTATGGTATATCAAAGAACTTGGTGTTCCAGCCAGTAATAACATCTGGACATTTTTCAGCCCATAGTGTAATGAATTTCTTACAAAGATCCCATTCATCTTTACACTTAACGTAATTAACATTAGATACGTCATTCTCTTTGTCAATTTCTTTATCATATTCACCACAAGCAAATACCCAAGTTTTGCCATCGGAATATTGTATACATATGGCTGTGATAGGTTCATTGGCTAGATATGGATCAGGGAAACCATTTTCAGATCCAACCTCAATGTCGATGTAAGCAACGGAAATCTTATCGATATCCCAGTCAACCATTTCGGTATGTTGATCGGCAATGAATGCATATTCGTACCGAGTATTGCCGTAGATTTTATCCGTGCCGGGAACATCACTATATTGTTTGACATATTCTCTGGCTTCGTTTATGCTATCAAACTTCTTTTTGAAGAGGTTGATGCCGTCTAGGGATTTATATTGTCTACTATTTTCTTTGGCGACCTGTCTTTCTTTACGAACAGGAAGATACAGTGATGGACTATAATCAACTCTAAGTTTGATTTTTTTGCCATCTTTGACACCTCGGTAGAGAATTCTACCACCGAGGGATTGAACATTGGTATAAAAATTAGACATTAACCTGTAATAATACTTGGTTGTTTAGGTAGGATAATACCTGATCCAAAAATTTGGTTGTAGTTTGTGATGAAGTCTTCGGCTGGAACATATTCATATACAATGTGTGTCCGTAGAAATTTAAATTCTGCATCGGTTTTTTGTTCAGCATGGATGGGAAATGGTGCAAAACCAACATTTGGTGTACCATCTTTACCACGCACTACAGCAATGCCGACTGGATTTTTTACCACAACAACCGATTGTGATTGGTTTTCTGTAACTTCACCTAGAACTTCTTCGCCGGTGACTAATTTAAATACACAAATATTCATAGTGTGGATGCCTTTTTTATGATGTTTTGGCGGTCTCTAACCGCATAAATAGAAATAGAGTTGTAATTATATATCATTCTCAGTGAAAAGTCAACCTGAAAAAATATATCTACCACAACAATAAGGGAAAAGAATGTTCAAAAAGTTAACCACATTGGTTCTTTTTGTTATGTTTACATCATCAACGATTGCAGAACCAATCGTAACTGACTCGACAAGTAAATCTACTACCGATTCTACATCTACCAGTAAAACCACGGTAAATTCTCCACCACCTACAGCCGTTGCGCCAGCAATCACAGTAATAAACAGTGATGTTTGTGCGGTTGGATATTCTGGTGCTGCTCAAACACAAATACTTGGTATCTCTTTTGGAGGTACTGTTACAGATAAAAATTGTGAACGGTTAAAATTAAGCCGTGCTTTATATGATATGGGCATGAAAGTTGCCGCAGTATCTACTATGTGCCAAGACGAGCGTGTGTTTACCGCTATGATGAATGCGGGAACCCCATGTCCAGTTGATGGAAAAATTGGAGCGGCTGCCAAAGAAATTTGGGATATACAACCAGGACGTATACCACAAAAAGTTAAAAGTTTAGAGTAATGAAACTCTTTAGTTTTTTGTTAGGATGTTTACTGAGTTATTCGGTAACATATGCACAGGTTGTGACTATTCAAATTCCAGGAAGTCCTCTATCCTTAAATGTGATGGCTAATCCGCAGCCATTACAATTTATCAATAATAATCCTGCAGCAACACCTTATCAACTATATGATGATGGATATGCAAATGTGCCATTGGGATTTACTTTCCCATTTTTCGACAGAACATTTACTGATTCAACAATGTATAGTAATGGTACTGTGCAGTTTGGGCCAATGAATCCAGGAAATAACACATTCTGTTGTACTGGTATTACTATCGATAGAAACACATCATCAGCATATAACCACAGTATCTTAATGATGCAAACGGACATGTATGGTGATCCTGGATCACATTATTCATTGGGTAACGGCAACAGTATGACATATGGATGGTATAATGTTGAACGCCTTGGTGTACCACAAAATAAAACCAGTTTTGAATTGAAGATTGATAGTACTGGTGGTATTGATATGCGTTGGACCGGTGCAGTAATAACAATGAACACACCGGCAATTGGCATTATAGGTGATGCATCAAAAGGTGAGTTTGCAGTATTGCAACAGGGTGGTCTGAATCAAAATTTCACTATTCCTGAATTAACACAGATGACTACGGGACAAACACCGGATATTGTTATTGATCCATGCACATCGAATCCATTATATTCACAGACTTGTCCTGGTTATGCTGCTGCATATTTAATACAACAGTGTTCATCTAATCCGTTGTATTCAACATCGTGTTCTGGATATCAAGCAGCATACACACAACAACAATGTTCAATTAATCCACTTTACTCAACTACTTGTACCGGTTATGCTACAGCTTATTTTACGCAACAATGTTCTCTTAATCCATTATATGATATGAATTGTATTGGTTACGCAACAGCATATTTGGATCAACAGTGTTCACTCAATCCACTATATTCTACCACATGTTCAGGATACAATTCAGCATATAAAGCTCAACAATGCAGTATCAGTGCATTATATGCAACGGATTGTCCTGGTTATGATGCAGCCTATTTGAATCAACAATGTTCTCTTAATCCACTCTATAGTAATACGTGTACTGGTTACGCTGCGGCCTATGCTTTGAAAAATATAATTAATGCACCAGTGTCTTCCGGACCAACTCCAACAAACACAATACAACCAACAAATGTTGCTACCACAACTATTGGCAGTGACGGTAGTGTTTCGACTGCCGTTTCCGCTACAGGTGATACAAATGTTGATAAAGCAATTGCAGCTGCACCACCAAGCGCATCTAACAATTCTCCGGCTGCGGCGGTTCAATTGAGTCCGGCACCTGCACCGGCAGCACCTACGACCGTGGCTCAACAAGAAACAAAAAAAGAAGAACCAAAGGCTGATAGTAAACCGGAAGCCGAAGCCAAATCTGATAGTGTTGCTTCGACAGGTAATTCACAACAATCGTCAGGTGATGGTCCAAAAAAAGATGCACCGGTGACAAATCGACAAGCATTGGCTGAAAAACGTCAAGCTCAAGCCAGAGCTGCTGCCGTTGAAAAAGGTATGAATCAAGCGAATGAGATGGGTCAGGCCACATCAATGGAAGCTCAAGTGCAAGTACAGAATCTTGTTATACAAGCAATGGGATTTACTCCCGGTTTTGACTCTTATGGAAAAACATTTATACAAGACGCAATAGGATATAAACCATATTCTGTTTATGGCAATCAAGTCAATGTTGATAATCATGTTACTTCAAGAATGTTTGGTGGTTCAGATAATAAACATCAGGAAATGATTAATTCTCAATACAACTTAGGAAAATAAAATGGCAGAAGAAATTAAAAACGTAAATGCAAAAATAGACGAACTAGAAGCAACTGCAAAAAAATATGCTAGTAAAGATACAGTCATCAGTATTGGTGGATACGAATTTACTCCGGCTAAATTGATGGTTGCATTCACATTAGTTTCATCAACACTAGGCGGACTCTACGGTGCTTTTGAAGTCTACAAAGACTACCAAGGCATGAAAAAACGTATTGCCGAATATGTTGCACCTGACTTATCTGTGTTCGATAAGAGATTGGCCGTTGTTGAAGAAAATTCACAGAAGTCAACAGATTATACTAGAGATATAAAAAATGATTTAAAGAGTGATGTACGGAGAATTGAAGGTGTTGCGGAACAAATAGAACGTTCAGTAAAAGCAACTCAACGGGAAACAGAAACTGAAATGAAATCTATCCGTACAGATGTTCGTGCGAGCCTGGACAAAACCAGTATAGATGTTCGCGCAAGCATGGATAAAACTAGAGATGATATTGAGCGTGTTCGTTCGGATATGGATAAAGTAAAACGCGATTTAGAAATCAAATTGGAAAAAACCAATAAAGACATGGACACAAAATTACAAAAAGCTCTCGATAATCCTCTTTCAAAATGAAGTATGTGTTGTTGGCAATATTAGTATTAATTACGCTGACAACATATTCTTACTCAGAAGAAATGAAGTGTGTTAGGTGGTCTTGGACCGGTGATGTATATGATCGAAAAGTTGTTTGTTTGGAGTGGAAAAAAGAAACTAAAAAATGATTGATCCTGCATCCATAGAGCTAGCCTTCTTAACAGCTCAACGAGCCATAGGTGGCATCAAACAAGCTGTCGCTATGGGTAAGGACATTAAAGGTTTATATGTACAATTTGCATCATTCTTTGAGAACAGTGACAAGATACACACAGCCAATTGTTTAGGTGAAATTAAAGGACTGACAAATGGACAAATTAGGTCCAAATCTTTACAGATTGCTATGCAAAGTAAAGCTTTGCGTGAAGCTGAAAAAGACCTAAAAGAAATGCTGATATACAGTGGTAATGGTGATGTTTGGGAGCAAATGATGAAGGAGAGGATTCGTATGTACAAAGAACGAGCCGCTCAAGAATCTAAAGACCTTCAGGCCAAAGCAAAAAAACAACAAGGTCTAATAGACAATCTATTGATTTTTATATCGTCTATAGCAACAATGGTACCCGCAGTAACACTTATAATTAATACTCTGATTAAATACGCACCTAAGTAAAGTGTTAGGTTACAGGATCAGAAACATGCGTAAAATATTGGCTTTCGTCAGCTTGATGCTGGCATTTTCTTGTTATGCTACAACCATTACAGCAAAATCTTGGTTAGTGTATGATG